TTCTGATATCTTGAGTGGTTTATTTGCCATTCTTTTCCTTGTAGTTATCTAGTGTTACCACATCTGGATTATCTTTCAAATACTGTTGTTTTAACTCTGTCCAATAGCTAATTTTAGGATCGAAGTCTCTTTCACCAAAAGAGCTGGCCGACATAACACCTAATTGCATACACTGATTTATTAGTTCTGCAAATGCAGGAGGCGGTGGATTAATTCTAGGCACTCTTTTACATTCTTTTACAAGTTCTAATTGTGTTTTTATTTTTTGTTTTTTTCTTTGCTCTTCAGCAAACTCCTCATCACATACAGCACCAATAGATTTTCTAAATCTTAAACCTAATGTTTGGTTCTGTGATTCTGCGCTAGATCCTGATTTGTATTCGTATTGTCTAACTTCTGTATAGGCTTCCCAGCTACCTTGATCACACGTATTTGTGCCGTCGTTTAAATATTCGTTACGTGCTTGTGCTGATGATGTCACCACAAACAAGAAAAATAATATCCACGCTAAATTAACGAGACAAGTCTTTAATATCGTATGCATGTTCTCTTACCTGGTCTGCTAGTTGTCTATATAAATTTTCTGCCATTTCCCACGTTGCCTCAGCTGCAGATAATCTTGTTGCTGTGTCTGTTAGTTTTTCTTTTGCAACTTCAAGATCTCTTTCAAGATTAACGATAGTTTGTTTATTTGCTTCAATAGTATCAGTTAAACTTAATACATATCTAACAGATGTGAATGTTCCAGCTAATATAGCTGCTACCACAGGAACAATCACTATATTCTTCTTGACCCATTCAAACTTAGATAACTTACTTTTCTTTGTGGCCATTTGCAAATTCCCTTTGTCTATCTTTTAATTTTTCTATATCATTAGTCGCTTTTTCTACTTGTTTCTGTAAAAATTCAATATTAACTTTGTTGTGCATACCATCTTCAATCGCTTTATTTAAACGATCTACAGACTTATATAAATCTTCTACCAACATATAGAGCTCCGCTTCACCAGATGACTTACCTAATTGTCCTCTTGGATATTTAATTCTAAACTCTGTGTTTTGCTCTAAGTCTTTTTCAATCAACTCTAATTTTGTTGAGTGCGAATTTAATGTTTCGTGCAAACCAAAATAAGCCCAGGTTCCAATTGCAACCATTGCGATCAGACTGGCAACCGTTTTCATCGGCATTTGCACTTTTGCTTCTTCGCTGATCTTTAGAGCCATAAATTACCTGTTGAATGTTGACACGATCTTGTCAGATACCCATTTCCAACCAGCTTTAATTTTGTCCCAAACTTTACAACAAATGTTTTTACATTTATTTATCATGTTTTTTCTCCTCAATTTCGTAAAAGAAATTATCCGTATCTTCGGTTTTCCATTTACTTGTATTTTCAACATTCCATTCAGAAGTTTGCACTTTCCAATCTGGAACATTATCTTTCACTGTAAATGAAGGTATATCCCAAATGCATCTATTATTAGGTTGTGCTGCATAGTTCCCGTCGTCTAGAGCTATGATGTGAGCACACTTGTGCTCGTGCGGAATCTCTGAATGATCCGTGTCGAGTATATTAGGCTCTGGATGAGCAAAGTCAACCGTAAAAAGGTATTTACCTGGGTGCCACTTTTTATCTTTACCTATGTATTTACCAGCTTGTCCCTCTAAGATATCGAAAGAATGTACAGAAGGATAATAACTAAAACAATTCCAAAGCTGAAGCTCATCAAGTCTACGCCTAGGAACATCAGTAGGCTTGAAGCCACGTTGGATAAATGCTGTAATAGGAAGGCGATAAAAGATTGCACCATTCTCCATGATCGCGTGAAAAAGAAGAGACTTACCCGTAATGGAACTGATACCAAAGATAATACAATCTTCAACTTCACCATGATGATTTTTAAGATCATAGAGATACTCTCTTCTGATTTGTGCATACTCTACTGGAATGTTTGCATTTAAATAAGCCATAGTTATCCATAAATATCTCCCCAAGTGTCTCCCGATTCGTAATCGACTTTATTGGGGACAGTTAGACTAACAGCATTCTCCATAATTTCAATTATCTTTTTTGCCTCTTCATCAGACTTTACAGATATATCTAATTCATCATGAATTTGTATGTGAGGTATAATACCTTCTCTATATAAGTCTAACATCGCTTTCTTTGTCATGTCAGCAGCAGATCCTTGTATTAATTTATTTAACGCTTTGTATGTAAAAGCTCTTCGTATATTTTTTCTACCATAAGTTCTTTCTGCTTCTTCAAGTTCCATAGGTTTATGCATACCAAATTTATTTGGTTCCCATTTATTAAATCTACATCTACGTCCTAATAATGTGCCAATAGATCCAGTCTGGGCACGTCTTGATGTAAAATTCATAAGATCCCTAACAAAAGGCACACTCTCGTGATATTGATTAAACAAGTCTTCTGCCTCTTGTTTTGTATTTAAACCTAATTCTGCTTGTAGTTTTGTTTTACCCATACCGTAGAAAAGACCCAGATTAATTGTCTTTGCCTGTGTTCGAGATATGTTTGCCATGTCTGCAACTGTTTGATGGAAATCTACTGCATTGTCTTTAAATTTTTCTACAATGTTTTTTACAGATTGATCATAAGATATTGGTTCTGTTGTAGCTGCAAAATGCACAACAAGTCTTGGTTCTTGTTGGCTATAATCAAAACAACCCCATTTATGTTTTTCTTCTGGTATAAACAAAGATCTAATCATTGGACCTAAATCTTTATTTCTTGCAGGTATTTGTTGTAGGTTCGGATTTGAATAACTAAATCTACCTGTAACTGTTCCACCTTGATCAGATCTAATAGGGTTTATATCTGCGTGTATTCTGCCTCTATGGTTATGTTTTATTATGGTATCTATAAAAGTTGTGTGTGCCTTGTTTATTTCTCTGGCCTTTGCTATACTTTTGATTACAGGATTATTATGTGTGGAAAGGAAATTTTTTGTAAATGAAGGTGACCCAGTTTTCTCGGTGGTGGCGTAGGTTAAAGAAAGTTTATCAAATACTTTGGCTATCGATCTTGCTGCCCATATTTGAACATCTATTCCTGTTTGTTTTTTTACTTCTAATAGGAGTTGCTCTTCCTTTTGTGATAACTGCTTCTTCAATTTATGAGCACGTTCTACATCGACACGAACCCCTTTAAACTTCATATCTATCAAACACGGAAACAACTGTGTTTCTAAATCAAATATCTCTACTAAATTATTCTTTTGTATCTCTCTTGATAACGTTTTAAATAATTCTAATGTAAGTTGTGCATCTTGTTCTGCATAACTTCCAACATACATTGCAGGTAGTTTGTATAATTCTTTTTTAGGATCTATACCCCAAGAGTCTGCAGCTTCTTTCAAAGCTTTCTCATCTTTTACCTCTCGTAGATAATCAAATGAAATACTATTAAGTGTATACCATAATCTATTTTCATCAATCAAAGATGCCATCAACATAGTATCCATGATATGTCCATTAATCTGTATACCGTATGCTTTTATCCAACACACATCATACATTGCGTTATGAAATATTTTGATAGAGTCTGTTGCACAAACTTTCTTAAACCATTCTAAAACTAATCTTCTATCTAAATTACCACCACCTTCGTGTGCAATAGGGTAATATCCTCGCCAACCTTCTACAGCCACCGCTATACCAACTATTTCTCCTCTACCTTGTATTGCACCAGATCCTCTGGCTTTTAAATCTAAATCTTTTGTTTCTAAGTCGATTGCAATATATTTTGCATCAGATAAATCTGGAAAGTTTTCTGGGCAATCCCACTCTGTTTGTACTGTAAACATTATTTCTTTTTAGTATCTTTTAACTTAAGTATTTCTAATTCACAATAATGAATTATTTTCTGTAAGTCTTCTATCTTATTTTTAGATAAATATCTACAGACATATTTCACAACACAGCCTTGAAAGAACGAAAGATTATTTTTTGAAATAAATTCGTATGGCTGAATGTGAAAATTTTTATAGTGACTTCCACCAACCTGTCTGTCCTGTGGAAATGCTTTTTCCATATCATCATTAGTTATCATATTATTGGTCCTCCTATGTTGTATTGATATTCGTAGTGCTGACTACACACGAATAAATTTTCTTTTGCTCTTGTTACTCCTACGTACCACGTACGATGCTCTGGATCTGGGTTATCTCTAGATGAATCATAGATAATTTTTTCAGTGTCTGTAAACAAAGCTACATTTTCTGCTTCGTCTCCTTTAGCTCCATGTATTGTAGATAATCTAATTCTTGCTTTTGACATTAGATCATCACCTGACTCTAATAATTTTTTTATATATAGTTTACTTTGATCTGGAAATTTAAGAATCTCCCAGCTCCCCGTCGCTAGCAACCCGTGGTATTCTCTCA